ATTAGAAGGGTTGTAAACGACTTTGAAGATTTAGCGGATAAGAAGTTGCGAGAAATCAATTTGCAGTCGTATAAGAGTGCGAATAACATCCGAAATACGGCAATGGATTTAGTTCCCGTAGATACTGGTAGGTTAAAAAATGATATTCGAGTAGAAAAGGAAACGAGCAACATTTTACCGAGCAACAAGGGTATAGTATACAAGATATTTACAAACGTGGTGTACGCGAAGTACATCGAGTTTGGCACGCCCGTAGGGACTGGTCCGCATGGAGGCCCTAGACCATATTTGCGCCCTGCGTTTATGAAGGAATGGCCATTGTATAAGGCGGGTATAAAGAAGATTTGGCGGAGTAGGTAGATTTTCGATTCCCCTTAAATTTGCTACATGAAGTTAGCAGCGGGCGACGTAATAAAAGCAGTTTACGAAATTCTAAACGGCAACATTAATAGTAACTCTTACGATATTACTTATGCGTATAGGGTTTTAGCGGATGGCGGTACTTTAATCGGTACGGCTTGCCTACCTATTTATTTTACCGATACGATACCCGTTTATACTTCCCAAATTCAAGACTTCAAAGGTTCGGCATACGTTTACGTTTACCACTTAAACACTTCGGAAGTGGGCGCGGTGGACGAGTTTATGTATGACGTTTCCATAAGCGTAAAGTGCGCTATACAATCGCGTAACAGCGTAATAAGTCCGCAAGACGTTAACGCAATGGGTAACGCGGTAGCACAATTGATGCAGCCCAATACCTTCGCACGGATAGAAATAGACGGTTACAGCGTTACGAGTCAATTCTGTTTGAATGTAAATTACTTCGAGCCTACGGTAATCGACAGTCGCTTGGAGTCTTCGGTAACAATGGATTGGCTTATTCGAGTTGAATCACTTTAGTTAACTTTGTAAAAATTTAAATCAATGGCAAAAGTAGACGGCAAAAATATACGCTTAAAGATAGCTACGGTCTTTCTTTATGGCGTTACAACTACTGATCTATCCCTTGAAAAGGATATGATTGACACAACCGCATACGAGAGTAACGGACACAAAGAGTACTTAGCGGGCGAAGGTGGAGGAACTATTTCAGCTACTATTCTATACGATGAAGATGGAACTTCTGGAGGTACTTACAATGATCTTTTCGATGCTTGGAAAGCGGGTACATCGGTAGCCTTTATCTACGGTGGAACTGTTACGGGGGATGAGATTTATTCGGGTAACTGTTTTATAAGTTCTTTATCGTTAAACGCTCCGAAGAACGAATCTACAACCGCATCGGTAACGTTACAGATTACGGGTGAAATAACCGCTGGTGTAGTTGTATAATGGAAGTATCTTGGAATAATTGGGCGTTATTTAGATTCGGACAAATTCTTAATTGCGAGTACGTTGACGAAACGAATGCCCGCGCAGCCGAGGTTCTAAAGTTGGTCAGCCGAGTTGTAAACAAGGAAGAAGGACGTCTAAGGCAGTCCGAGAGAGAAGCGGTAGCCGCGTTTATTTTGGCGGGTATCGAATGCGCTGCGAAGAAAAACAAAGTAGCGTGTAACGTAACTTTCGAGGATTGCTTCGGATTAGACCACCTTTTACCCAAAGTTTTAGAATCTTTTGTTGCTCAAGTCCCAAAGGAGAGTAGCGAAGATTCGGGAAAGTAGGTAGGATTTCTTTTGAGGACCTTCTAATGTTAGCCGCCCGCGTAGAAGTAAAGGAGTCCGAATTTTTCCAAATGGGGATGGCTGAATTTCTACGTTGGGTAACGGCATACGATGAGCGTGAACAAAAAAGAAATCATCGTTGGCGGGTGTTGGTTAGCTACTTGCATAATACGAATGTAAAGCGCGAACATCGGATAGCATTTGAGGACGTTATTCATTTGCCGATGTACGATGGTCAGAAGGAATTACGCATAATAAGTAGGGAAGAAATCGAAGAAATAGAAAGGAAATGGCCGAAACAATAAGCGAGTTAAAGGTTGCGATTGGCGCTGATTTGAGCAAACTAAGCGCTCAACTATCTTCGATGGAAAGCAAGATAGGTAAAGCTGGTGAAAGGTCGGCAAATTCATTTACGAAATCAATGAACAAAATAGAAAGCGCCTTAACTGGCGTTTTTACTGTTAGTTTATTGGAGCAAGTTTTAACAAAAGCTATTGAAGTTACCGCTGAGTTTGAAAAGATGGGAGCGGTACTATCTACTTCTTTGGGTAGTGATGCGGAAGCGAAGTTAGCAATGATGAATATTGTTGATTTTGCAAGTAAGACACCTTTTCAAGTAAATGAATTAACGGATGCCTTTGTTAAGTTTTCAGGTAGAGGCATAAAGCCATCTATGGAAAGCATGAGGGCTATGGGCGACCTTTCCGCGGCATTGGGTAAAGATTTCAGCCAATTAAGCGAAGCGATATTAGACGTAAGCAATACCCAACGATGGACTGATTTAGGTATAAAAGTTAGCAGTTCAGGTAATAAAATTATAGGTACTTACCGAGGGGTTACGATAGAAGCGGAAAGAACGGAAGCGGGCGCAATAGCAATGGCTGAGGCGTTTGGTAACTTGGAAGGCGTTTCAGGGGGTATGGCGAGGGTTTCCCAAACCTTAGCGGGTAAGCTATCCAACCTTGCGGATAATTACGATACTCTTTTGCGTAAGCTAGGGGAATCGGGTGCATTTAGCAATGCTACCGACTTGATTAACGATATGTTAGTGCAAGTGACCGATTTTACCACTTATATCGGGAACGATACTATACCAACTTGGAAGAAATTAATACAAATTTGGAGTCCTCTAAAGTTATTTGTTGACTTCGAGGATATGAACAAATCATCTCAAGAAGCAACGAAAGCAGCATTAGAGCAAACTGCTGGTGTTAAGAAGCAAGTAGACCAATTCAAGGAATTATTAAAGGTAAGGGGTCAGTTAGATAATGCGGGGGTTAAATATGATAGTAGCCAATCTTTTAACTTAGGGTATTTAACTGAGTTACTAGATAAGTATAACGCCACTTTAGATGAATCCGATAAAAACTCTTTAAAGAATGCTAAAGCGTTAGAGGTTTGGACATCAAAGGTAGAAGCAGCAAGCGAAGCAGCTAAGGAGTTAGGAGAATCGATAATAGATTCGATGATCAACATGAAGTTTACGGGATTGTATTTCCCTGGTAAGTCTGCCGATATGACATTGCAACCCGTTGAAATGGATGAGGAAGAGGGTGAATATTTGCCAGGGTCTGATACATTCGTGGAGCGATTAGCACGACAGCAAGAGGGGTTTGAATTCATGCAAAATAACGCTCAAATGTTGGGCGGTGCATTCCAATCCGCTTTTGATGCTGCTTTGATTAGTGGCGAGTCTTTTAGCGAAACATTGGGCAAGTCATTAGAGGGGTTAATTAAACAATTAGTTAGTGCTGTAATAACGGCATCCGCTTTATCGTTGATTTTTTCAGCTTTTGGAATTGGTAGTTTCGCTGGAAATTTCAAATCAATGTTCTCTCAGTTTGGAGGATTTGAATTTGGATTGGACGGCAACGACCTTGTAACATCGGGCAGCAGAACAAACAAGCAAATAGGTAGAAGTCGATGAGCGTTAAGTATAGGTTAGATTTTACCGATAAACAAGGGGTTAATAATTGGTCTATTCGGATTGTAGATACGAATTACCAAAACTATTCAGATAGGGTTGTTGCGGATGGTGGAACGGTGCAATCAATCGGATGTTTACCTTTAGAGATAACCGAATTGGTAGAATACAAACGCTTTCAATCGGATGGCGAAGGGTTTGTTTTATCGTATGGTGATAGAGGGGACGACCCTCACAAATCTATTAAGGGAAGTACGTTAGAATTCACTTTTAACGCTCAGAATCAAGACGATTTAGCCTTTATTGAGGAAATAGCGCAAACGCAAGAACAAACGTATTTTATTGATCTTTATAAGGGCGGTTCTTTATTTTGGCGAGGGGGCGTTCTTCAAGACTTGATTCGAATACCTTACACCTATTTTCCAATCCAAGTTAGGATGCAAGCTACTTGCGGATTAGCTAGGTTAAAGGGCATCGCAAAGGAAATGGACAAGTATGATAATATCTTATCGTCAATCGCTGTTATCCTTCGGGAGTTGGATAACGGTAATTTATGGGCGGATAGCGATAACTTTATTCGGACTTCGGTAAGGTGGTTTGAGAACCAAATGGTAATAGCAGATGGTTTGGATTCGTTGGCGTATTCAAGGCTATTTAGACTATCTACTGAGTATGATTTAGACGATCAAGGGAATAAAGATTTCCGCGATTGGTACGAATGGTTAGAGAAAGTCTTAGATACTTTTGGGGCACGTATTTTTATGGCTGAGGGCGTATGGCAAATAGTACAAATAGACGAAATAGCGAACAATCCAAGTAAGTATAATTTATACACCCGAAATTACGTTTATAACGATACGGGGGCTCGTCCATCGAGAGCAACGGGTATAGCAAGTACGGGTACAGCGTGGACGACTTATTTTGAACTTCAAACATCAGGCTCGTTAAATAGGTTAAAAAGGGATAGTTTATCTTATACCTATTTACCCGCTGTCAAAAATATTAAGGTTAATTGGAATGCACCATACGCTCAGAATCAATTAATAGGAATAGATCGTATAAATGGCAGCGCTACGGCTCTTACAAGTCAGATAGGTAGCGTTCAATACTTAACAAGTTCAGACCCAAATTTTAGAAATCAAGTTTACATTGGTGTAAGAAATCAATGGTATAAAGTAATTAACTCAGCGGGCAGTCCTCGAACTTTTTATTTGCGACAATATCTACAAGTTCGCATAGTTGGAGCTTCATCTACTTATTATTTGCAGCCATCAGGTAATGGTTTTATTTGGACTACGTATAACAACTTCTTTCAGGGTTCAACTTCAAGAATATTATACAATATTGCGGCTAACAGTCCTTTATTGATTAATTCGATGGATGGTGTTACTTTTGAGAACTTCAGTATGTTATCAGACAACATACCTATTGACGGTGATTTAGAGATATCAATGTATATAGTCTGCTTAACTAGTTATTTCCTTACTCATCCAAACGTAGCACCAACCTCACTATCAGTATTTGATGGAACAGCGTATGATTCAAGAGGGGCGTTGTTTTCTGTATATTATCGCAATAGCGCAAATCAACTACCGATAAACGGGATTGATTATAACGTATCAAACCCAACATTAACGGAATCAACAGTAATTAAAGATTATGACGATGCGTTAATAGGTGATACTATTGATTTAACCGATAATCAAAGGATAAGAGTTTGGAACGGTGCGACATGGGAAAACTCTAATCTATGGAAGTTTAGAACATCAGGCAGCGCGAAAAGTATCATTAAGTTGAGGCTATCTCAAGCAATGAACTATTTTGAGCGTCCAAAGAGATTGTTTGATCTTAGTTACATCGGCAATCCAAACCCCTTAAGAGCGATAAGATTAAATAGTAAAGATTATCTATGGAATTGGTTAGAGATTACAGCAAGGGGAAAAGCTGCGAGCGCGGTGGTAAAAGCGGAAGGATTTGAGTTAAAAACAAATGGATTAGGATTTACGGTAGATGACAACTTTAATTTGGTTGGGATTGGGTTATCGGATGATTCGGGATTAAGAAGAGGAATTCCGATAGATGGAGTAGTGGACTATGATTCAGGATTAATAGCGGAAGATTTAACGGGCGCAAAGACATCAATAACGATTGTAGAATTAAACAATGATTTAGCGTTAACGGGCG